TTTCGAGGCGCTAGCTACCCTAAGGTAGGGCCAAGCTCTGTGGTGAGCTCGGCCTCCTCCAAAGTTAGGGCCCGGTGCGGAACCGGGAACCTACCTAACTCTTAGGTCTTCGGTCCAGCACTCCTGTGTCTGGGTTAAACCGTGTCTCCACCAAACGATTAAGCCAAATATATTATATCAACATGAACAAAAATACAATCAAAATTCTTAAAAGATTGATCGTACTTGTTTTTAAAGTTGATACAAAACCATGATTTCGTCCCATGATTTCTTTTATTTATAATTTAAGAAATACAATGGGTATAATCCATACCATAAAATATTGAAAGCAGATGAGGCTCCATTGCACAAGATACTTGTGCGGGAACCCATTGCTTTTCAATGATATGAGTATAGGATTAACGAAAGATGGTTGACCAAAACGTCTCCTTTTCTTAAAGCCATTTGCCGATTCAGGATCTATAAGAGATAAGAAGTTGTTATTAACACTTCTAAACTTCTCCAGATCTTGAAAGCTAACAGCTAAAGAGTGAGATAAGGTGGACCCTAAACTAAATAACGTTACTGATCCATACAAAGGGAAGAAATATATTATCCCTGGTGGATTCATAAACGAATTTGTTCAGAAGTTCCATCTTATTGAAACTTCACCTTCATTCTCACGTGATGAGGTATTCTTGTCAACGAAAGCAGGACCACATGGACCTGCTACACTGACCGCACTAAATAGTATTATCAATTATGATTACTACCAGATGCAGAATATCTACAACATCACGGACCAGAAGGGTATTGATTTCTTCTCAAAGAGTTACAGGTTTGCATTCGAGGAAAATATTAAACCATTAAATAATAAGGGTGAAAGATTCCCTTATCTTGGTAAAATATCCTTCGTTAAGGATCCTGAGGCAAAGTTGAGAACAATAGCAATCTCTGATTACTACACTCAACTTTTCATGAAACCTATCCACGATAAGTTAATGAAGAAACTTCATAACTTTGAGTGTGATAGGACATTCAATCAGGATCCAATGCATAACTGGAATCTCGAGAACTCAGAAGATTTCTGATCATTAGACTTAAGTTCGGCAACAGACAGATTCCCATTGACTCTACAGAAACGGCTCCTGACCCGGATCTTCAACCAGAAGATTTCGGAATCATGAGCTTGACTTCTATGTAATAGAAGTTTTCATGTAGAGGGTCAAACAGCACTATCATATAGTGTTGGTCAACCAATGGGAACTTACTCAAGTTGAGCCGCTTTTACTCTTACACACCACTTGGTTGTGCACTGATGTGCACATCTTTGTGGTATCCGTAATTTCAACCAATATATCATTCTTGGTGACGATATTGTCATTAAAGACAATAAAGTT